GATGCAGATAGTGGAGCAGAAGATGGCAGCACATTACGTGATTTGTTGTCAACATATAAGAAAAACATTGAAATTAATAATCAAATTATTCAACAAGCACAAGCAGATGTTGAAAAGAGTGGATATCAAACTGAACAATTTTATGTTATTCCAATTAGTAATACAGGAACAGGACTGGTATCAATAGCAGATACTACTATTGATAATACAGATGTTACAGCAACATCGTCGTATTTGGACTCATCTGCGGTACTTAGTACTCCTGATAAAAATTATTATATTGGTTATCTAACCGGCGACGGTGCTCCACCTAACGGAATACCATACGGATTTGGAATTACATTTCCAGCAGCACCAGGATTAGGAGACTTCTACTTAAGAACTGATTACTTACCTAACAGATTATTTAGATATGACGGAACACATTGGATCAAATATGAAGATAATGTAAGAATGACTACAAGTACATTAGGTGCTACACAAACTGATAATCCGTTATTGGTAAGAAGAAAACTCAAAGCAAGTTTTGTTAACAATACCACCACTTCAACAATTGCAGGCGAAGTTGTAACAGAACGTCAGGCATTGAGTCAAGTATTAAAACCAAGGGCGGATTTATAGTATGGACTATTTTTACGACGGACAAATACGTAGATATTTGTCACAATTTATTCAGATATTCAGTAACTTTGCCTATAAAGATGCCAAGGGTAATCTGGTACAAGTTCCTGTTCGCTATGGAGATATGACCAGGCAAGTTGGACAAATATTAAAGAAGAATAGTGAGAACACTATTCCTAGTGCTCCTTTTATTTCTTGCTATATAAAAGAATTAGAGTTTGATAGAGAACGTTTACAAGATCCAACTTTTATCAGTAAAATTAATGTTATAGAACGTGGAATAAATCCTGATACTCAACAGTACATAGATGTAAAAGGCTCTAACTATACTATTGAACGTATCATGCCCAGTCCCTATAAACTAACATTAAATGCTGATATATGGACTACAAGTATGATCAAAAATTACAACTGTTTGAACAAATCGCAGTTTTCTTTACTCCGAGCTTTGAAATCCAAACTACTGATAACTATCTTGATTGGACCAGTTTAAGCACTGTTAGATTAGATGATGTAAATTGGACTAGTAGACAAATTCCCCAAGGAGTTACTGAAGATATTGATATCATGACTATGTCGTTTGATACACCTATATGGATTACTCCCCCGGCTAAAGTTAAAAAATTAGGTGTTATAACTAAAATTATATCTAATATATTTGCGTCAAGTGCTCAGGGTACAATTGCCAATGTATATGATCAAGCAGGAGCAGCAGATGTATTTTCAAATATTTCTCCTGATACCACAGTTACGATAACTCCAGGAAATTATGATTTATTGGTATTAAACGATACAGCAAGATTAATACATCGCAATGGTGCTGGCGAAAACATTGATATTACATCACCCAAGAATACAGCATCCTGGCTCAAGATTTTAGATTTATATCCCGGAAAGTTTAGAGCAAGTTTAAGTGAATTGAGATTTTCGCAATCAGACGGCAATGAAGTTATTGCATACATGAGTTTAGATCCCAGTGACGAGTTTATTATGAGATTGAACATAAACAGAGATACAATACCTAGCAATACTATTATTGCAGGCAGAGGCACTGTTGATGCGGTAATTAATCCCGACACATTTAATCCAGGTGCAGTTGCGACAAATACACGATACTTGATATTAGAAGATATTAATAATAATTCACAGTTTGGCCAACCGGGATATCAAGGACCAACGGCATGGCAAAATCTCAATGGTACTGATTTCCAAGCATTTGCTAATGATATAATTGAATGGAATGGTAGCCAATGGAATATAGTATTCAGTTCTTCTTCTGTTCATAGTGTTATATACATAACTAACTCATATACAAGCACACAATATAAGTGGGAAAACGGAGCATGGAGTAAAAGTTATGAGGGCATTTATAATGCAACATTATGGAGATTAGTACTGTAAATCAAGTAGTGTGTAGTGGTGGATTATTTCTTGCTAAAGACACTAAACGCTTTTTATTCTTGTCAAGAACACAGACTAAAACAGCAGGCACCTGGGGATTAGTTGGAGGTAAAAAAGAGCCATCTGATAGCACACCTTTTGATGCCCTTACACGAGAAATACAAGAAGAAGTAGGTAAAACACCTACAATAAAAAAAGTAATTCCGTTAGAATTGTTTATTAGCAATGATCAACAATTTCAATATAATACATATGTATTAGTTATTGATCGCGAATTTATACCTGTATTAAATGATGAGCATGATGGGTATGCATGGGCCAGTTATGATCAATGGCCGAAGCCTTTACACAGGGCAGTAAAGAGCTCTTTTAATAATAAAATTATCAGAGCTAAACTAGAATTACTATTAGATTTATTCTAATATCCTAAATTTTTACTTCTAACAAAATCCAAATCGTAAGTTGTTTGAGATATTGTTTTTACTTCATTCTCAAAAGGTAAAGCAGTTGGCAAACATGTTCTCCATCCAGGTCCCCATTTTTTAGTTAAGTAATCTATGTTCATAGAATTAATTTTTTCTAATTTTTCTGTTATGTCAGGAGATGTGTGTTGTGTTTGACTGCTACTATCATAATAACCATTGCCTTCTACTAACTGAAGTTTATGATAATATCTGTTTTCTAATGATACTATTTTTTTAATTGGTCTATGCATAAATCGCATTATATAATCTGCATCTTCACAATATGCTGGATATAAATTCTCATCAAACAACCCAAAAGTTTTAATAATAACATCTCTTATTAAAAATAAATCCCAGGAACCTACTCCAAAGTCACCAGGATTTCCATGTATCAATCCGACCGAAGGATCATTATTAGTCTTGTTTGCTATTTCTTCTAGTATGCCTGGACCAAATGCTATTTCGTCGTTGGCCATAATCCAATAAGGACTATTCATATAGCATTTAATTATAAGATTCCATGCACCACCGCAACCTATATTTGAAGGTAGATGTGTAACTGTTATTTTTTTAACAAATTTATGATTTATGTTTTTTAAATTTTCTAGCTCTTGGTCAAGTTCGCCACGCCCGTTATTATTAATAATAACAAAGTTATCAACATCATAATCTATACTCATTAATAGTCTAGTCACCCAATATGTGCTATTAACCACAGATGTTCCAATAACAGGAATTGATTGTGTTTTGTTCATCTTATAAAACTTCTTTCAAATTTAATTATATCAGAATCTAATTTTATTCCATTTTCACAGGATCTACAAATTTTAAAAGTTGCGTAAGGTTGTGGAATTATTGCTTCATAACTCTGATCATAGAGATTGCCTAAAATATTTTCTAGCCCATAATCCATGCAACAGAGAGACACATCTCCGTTAGGCAATAACACATTATGATATAATCTTTCAGAACAATTACATGTCATATCTTTATTGCCATGGAATATTGTTTTATACCCATCTTTTAACTGATCTAATTCTGGTTTTAATAATGCTTCGCCAATTAAGTTACCTGCACGGCCCCACATTTCGTGTACAGGCGCCCACGTATATATATGTTTAATATCATCATGCATCTCTTGACTCATTGACATAGTACTAAAATTGGTTATTTCACTTTCTATTGATTTTATATATTCTAAAAGTTTGATATAACCTTTGGTGATCGGATGTTTTGCCATTCTCTTTTGATCAGGTAAATGTAGTACAAAACCGCCGTTGGGATTAGGTGCAAAAGGAATATGCTTTATACGTTGCATATCTTCTATAGACATTCCTATACCAGTGGTGAATACCGAAACAGGATGGCCTTGCTCATGTGCATATAATAACATATCTGTACAATATTTGTTCATCCACGGTTCAACAAATCCAGAAAATGTAATTCTAATTTCTTTAGGTACTTTGTCTATTAGAGTTTTAAATCCTTCAATAGATAATGTCGTTTCGCCTTTGTATCGAGTCTCCAAGATACGTTGTGGACAAAAAACACAATCTACCACACATCCTTTTTTTGGAATTATTGTGGTAATCTCTAATGTAGGGGAATGCGCGAGTCTCCACTTCTCTGTGAAAACTCCTGGAAAAACTCTTACTTTGTGTGTTTGTGTCATATTATCTATTTGCCGAGCATATAATCTTCGGCTTTCTTAGTTGCTGTTGTAGTGATTTTCATTTTTTCTAAAATTGCAGGATCTATTAGTTCTGGGTGTATCCACCAGTCTTCGTAAGTTCTCCACTCATCTGGTGCAATATCTCCTACTACCATAACATATCCAAATGACTCAAGATACTTTCTTGACTTTTCTCTGAAGCTCTTCGATTCGTCGCAATAGTAGTCATGCTCATAGGTAATAACAGCGAATTTATATTTTTCAAAAGGCATTGATAACAATATCTTATATGTAACGTTTGGTGGATCACAATCTAATTGTAGATAATCAATATTCTGTGGAAAATCTAAACCATATAGAAATTTTTCATAATTTATTAATGCTGCATCTTTTAACAAACACGGATTGCGGCGCTCTTTTGCAAATGCATCAACAAATTGTTGATCTATATCCAACGATACACCTGTCCACTCGTAGTTTTGTTCTAGTAATGCTGTATTATTACCGTAAAATGGATTAGCAGCACCGATCTCTAAATATGTACCATTACGTTTTCCATTTAACATAGTTAGTACAAACATATCTTGATACGATTCTGAAAAGTTTTTTTCTATTTTATCAGAATCAGTAAATTTTAATTTTAATTGATTATGTTTTTCTTTGTTGAACAATATCAATTCTTTGGTATTGAACTCATTGAAAAATTTTAAATTATTAAGTACAGCAGTTCTATGTGTAGTATCAAGTTCGTGATTAATTAATAAATCTTTAAACAATGTTCTAGATTCTTCACATAGTCCACACCACCAACTACTTACTGCTTTTTCAAACAATAGACCGTATTTTCCTGGATATCCAACATCTGTTCTTAACTTTGGTGAGTCAAAGTTACATACTCCTAGACTTGTTGAAGCTAACATATAGCATACAAACCAATCACCTTCTTTCTGTTCAATTTCATGTAATCTACTCAAGAAGAAATATGCTTCAGGACGAGTTGGAATTAATGCAATAGCATGTTGTAATAAACCTTTTACGGAAAAAGAACGTGTACCTTGAGATTCAAAACATCTAGCGGCTTTTATTAAACATTCATATTTTAGTAAATCGTCATCTGTTCTTTCTGCTGTTCTTATATAATAAGAAACAGCCGATGCGGTTTGTCCTATACCATTATAGTACAATGCCAATGCAAAATTATTCTCAGCATCTGCTGGATCGTGTATAAATTTTTCTAGTAAATTAATAAGTGGTGAAGTTGGTTTCATACTTTGCCTAATGAGAATTTATAAAATTTTCAAGTTCTATTGCAGAAATCTTTAGAAGATATGCCGCGTTATCTTGAAAACCAAATGTAATTAATATGTCATCATGATATTTGCACATTCCAATTGAAAATTCAACATGAGCATCCATGATAGAGAAATCATTGGTGTGTTTAATTATATTCCAATTTTTATCCCATATAATAAATCTATGTTTATATACTGCATCTTTTCTTCCAACTTCGCTTTTAAATAAATCCACTTCGTGTGTTAATGCAATATAATTTCCATTAAATTCCATTACTTGAGATCCACCTCGTATATCTCTAGGTAGGTATATCGTATCACCTAGTTGTTCAGTTTTAGAAGTTTTAGTAGTCGGATCAACACTTACTACTTCAGTTGGATTTGTCCATTTAATATAATGAAATGGCATATCTAGGATAGGCATCCAGTTTTTTTCACAATATGAATTTACATCCTTAGGAGGTGGAATTCTAAATCTGGATATTTCTGTGACTGTGTTAGTTGAAACTACTATTTCGGATAGTTCCATTCTACCTTGCCCATTAGTAGTAGTGTCTCTGCGTACACCAGTTATGTATAACTTTCCATCCCATCTCATTAGCCTTACATCTTCTAATCCAACAAAATCCCACATGGGTTCATAGGTGTCAAATTTAGAAGTATCAATTTTATTGAATCTAGTAATTTCAAAATCATCATTGAGTTCACAATAATAGTTATCTGTTCTCAAATGAATATCGTTTTCTGGGTGCAGATACGTTAGTGGACCCCATGGATGTTGGAACAATTTCTTTTCTGAATGAAAAAAAGTATAGTTAACGTGTCGAATATTAACAATAATTTTTCCATTATCTATTAAAATAGATGGATTCATTAATCCCGTGCCGTTTGTTTGTGCTGACGGAATAATAAGAGGATGTATACTGCCTCCTCTATCGAGCGCGAATTTTGCAAGATTTGTCATAATTGAGTTTTTATTTAGTTGAATAAAATACTCAGTTAATTATAACTGAATCAATTACGTATTCCTAGAGGGTATTTGATTGTTTTTCTAATTTTTCGAGTTTAACATTGAGTTCTTTGATAGACTCAATTAATAATGGAATGATTTTTTCATATCTTACCGCATAGTAACCATTGTCTCTTATAGCCACAGCTTCCGGTAATACTTCTAAAATCTGTTGTGCAATAACACCAGGCTCTCTAATAGTAGTTTCTTTACCTACTGCTCGTTCATTCCAGTTAAAAGTCATACCATCCAATGTCATAGTTTTTTCTAATGCATTAGTAATAAGTTGAATATTGGTTTTTAAGCGGGCATCTGAAGTATAATATGCAGTGATATCACCAGTTGCTGTAATAGCACCAGTTACTGTTAAACCAGCAGACATTGTTACTGCACCACTAAATGTGCCTCCGCCAAATGGATTACCGGTTGTACCTTGATTACCTACACCTTGTACACCTTGCACACCTTGGCCGCCGCCACCTTGTACACCCTGTACACCTTGTACACCTTGAGTACCTTGTGACGCTTGTACGCCTTGTACACCTTGTCGACCCTGAGTACCTTGATTGGCTAACCCCTGTACACCTTGTACACCTTGAGTACCTTGTGACGCTTGTACGCCTTGTACACCCTGAGTACCTTGATTAGCTAAACCTTGTACACCCTGAGTACCTTGATTGGCTAACCCCTGTACACCTTGAGTACCTTGATTAGCTAAACCTTGTAC